CGAAAAACATTTATTAAAGTAACGATATGCCAGCAAATAGATTTACATCAGGACAGAAACGACAATTTTCAAAGTCACAAAAGACTAAACAGTCTGCCGCGTGGTTTAAAAGTAAAGTTGGTAAAGCGTCACGTGGATTCAAAAAAGCAAAGTTAATGCCAGGAAAGATGTACACGTTTGGATATGATGCTAAACACAAAAAGACATTACCGTATTGGGATAGATTTCCTCTGATTATCGTACTTGATGTTGCACCACAAGGATTTATCGGATTGAACTTTCATTATCTGCATCCTAAAGAACGTGAAGTATTTTTAAATAAGTTAATGAGATTCTCTACTAGTAAAGGAAATTCAGAAAATCGTAGTTCAAAGGCAAAGTTTAATATAACTTGGAATGCGGTTAAAAAGATTCCTGGTGCAGACAAGATGATACATAAATATCTATACAGTCAAGTTAAAACTACATTATTAGAATCTCCTGCGAATGAATGGGAAAATGTTATATATTTACCTTATCAGAAATTTGTAGGCGCTACAGCATCAACAGTTTGGAGTAAATAAATGTTAATAAAGGAATATGGTAAATTAATGCGTTCTGGTGATTTAGCCAGAACTAATTTATATAGTGTACGTTTTGGATTTATCAAATCACAAAAAGAATTCTACAGTAAAACTGGAAGAGATTATGATCCTTATCAATTGGCATACATGGCTAGGAACGTTACATTACCTGGAAAGAGTTTAGCTACAATTGACGTTAAACGTTTCGGTGCTATATTTAAAGTAGCAAACGACTTGATGGTAGATACCGTATCTATGACTATTATGTGTAATGAAGACATGCGTGAACGTTTATTCTTTGAGGGTTGGCTTAATTCTATTCACGGACACACTAGCGAGCAATACGAAACCACAAGTCGTCTGCAGGGAAAGAAGCATAAGATGTATAGAGTGAAATACTATAACGATTATGTTACTTCTATTTGGTTATCGACAGAAAGTAGGAATACGGGTGATACTACTTATGAAGTAGAATTAGACGAAGCATACCCTACATCCATAGGTCCTGTAGAAATGAGTGCTGGCAGTGATGGAGAAATTGCTACATTTACTGTCACGTTTACTATGAGAGATTGGCACGCAGTTACAAATGATAATGTTATTAATCCCGACGCATATAAGAAATCCAACGAAGGCGAACGTGAAGCACAAGAGTATCTGGAATGGAAGAATCTTGAAGTAAAATGGGATAAAGAACGAGCCGAAGATATGGAAATGGAGAAAATCTTTGATGCAGCTGATTGGGAAAACGATAAGCACGACATCGCAATTGCACAAATGTATCAAGATCAAGCAATCAAAGATTTTATGTATGGAAACAGTAAATCAAAAAATTATGAGGATCTTACTGTCGTAGCAATGGATAAAGCCGATAATCGTCATTTCTCTGACATTATTAAGCCAGGAGATGTTTATGTGGACATGAATGGACAATATCAAATCTACAAAGATAGAAAAAACTATACGTATCAAGATTTAAATTATAATGCTATGTTAGAAGCACAAAGGCAGTATCAAATTGCGAAGAAGCAAGGCGAACATCGAGACGCATCTGACGCATTTAAAGCAATGGGAAATATTCAAGTTGCCAATGCTAGGAAAGTAGAATACAAATCTGAAGATTTTAATGAAAATCAAGGTTTGCGCTCTGTCACAAAAAAGAGTCAAAAGTGGAAAAGAGATAAAGCTGTAATCGTTGCCATGGAAGCAAAATATGGTAAGGAGGCGTTACAAACTGAATTCCCTCCAGGTCCACGATTTATAACCATGTTTGGAAAGCAAATGCAGGTTGAGGGTGATTATACATGGCCAGACGGTACAGCTTATAACAGGTCGATTGTTACTGCGGGTGAGAACGAAATGAAAGAATCAGCAATGGATACAAATATATTACTTGCACCATCAAGAGAGATAACCACTGACGTAGCAGTTCCTATAGAAGCATACAAAATAGACTTGGAGAAAAAAAGAAGTCACGATGCAGCCGCTTTTGATGTTGATTATAATAATGCAGTAGAGTTAAATACTAAACAAGATGACGAAATAGCAATAGAGTTAAAAGCTGACGCTGAATTCGCAGTTAGAGCAGCCGAACTAGAAAATATGAAGAATGCTCAAATAATGGCACATGGTTTTAAATCTGGAGATGCTCAAAATATGGCTCAAGGTTTTAGAGAAGCTGATGCTAGACAAATGGCACAAGAGTTCATATCAATAGACCTACAAGCAAAAAGGATTTCTGATCAAATGGAGGCAGACTTTCAATATACTCCTATGGTTGAAGAAATCAAACCAGAAGTAAATATTGATTCTAATTCTAATGCTCAAAAAATCGTAGACTTAAAAGCAGAATTGGAGCCATACGACAGGTATTTTAATAAGGGGGATAAAGATAAACACGAATGGGATGCTATTTGGGAAATACAAATGTCAGACAAAGGGGAATTTATTCAACCAGACCAAGAAATTTTAGATGCGTCCGGAGAATACACAGGTCAAACTACATACGATGTTTTCTTAGACCACATCTACGATAGAAGGAAAGAAATTAAGAAAACCATTAATGAGATGGAAAGTGAGACCACAGCACCTTTCACAGACACAACGCAGACTGGAGGAAACACTAAAGAATTTACTGGTGGATTCCCAGGACAGGGTGAAATGTTTTACAAGGATACACAAACTGACGAATACTACATGACTCAAGACAATGAGGTGTCGCGAAAATAACTAAATAGATAGTTAAGAAACAAATAATATAATGATATAGGATGAAATGATATGCTACCAACAATTGAAACACCGATTTACACGATGGAAATTCCATCTACAAAAAAGAAAGTTAAATATAGACCTTTTTTAGTAAAGGAAGAAAAAGTATTAATGCACGCAGTAGAAGGCGACGAAGAAGAGGACGTTGAAAGTAATTTACTAGAAGCGTCTAAGCGAATAATTAAATCATGTACATTTAATGCAGTCAAGACTTCTACTTTAACTGCTTTTGATATTGAATATTTATTTCTTAACATTAGATCTAAAAGTCGTGGTGAAGAAATAACACCATCGTTTGAATGCGTTAATGAGGTTAATGGGGAACGATGTGGGGAAGAGAATGAAGTTTTAATTAAGTTAAACGAGGTAAAAGTACAATTTCCAGAGAAAGAATATAATAGGATTGAACTAACAGACACTATTGGTATTCAATTTAAGTATATTACTTCTGATGCTATGCATGCGCATGATGGAGATAAAAATGAAATTGATAAGATGTTTAAAATTATTGTAGACTCTATTGATTTTATTTTTGACGAGGAAACTGTATATAAAGCATCAGAAACTCCTAAAAAAGAACTGATGGATTTTATAGAAAATTTAACAGAAGTAAACTTTGATAAAGTTAAAGAGTTTTTTGCAAATCAACCAGTTTTAAAACATACGGTTGGTTACAAATGTTCTAAATGTGGATACAAAGAGGATATAGATTTTGTGGGGTTAAATAGTTTTTTCGACTATGCATGAGTGAAGAAAATTTGGTAAATCATTATAATACAAATTTTCAACTCATGCAACATCACAATTACTCTTTAACTGATTTGGAAAATATGATTCCGTATGAACGACAAATATACGTAACATTACTTCAGCAACATCTTAAACAGAAACAAGATGCGGAAGAAGCTGCACAACAATAACAATAAGAGAAAATTATGCCAACAGAAACACTGAATAATCTAGCCGGAACAATCGCCAGTCTAGCGGCACTCAAGAAAGCCAACACCGAATTCCTAAAGGGGTTTAGTGCCGAAAACAAAGCATCTAGAGTTAAGACGAAAATGGATGAAGCGAAATCTGCTCGTGATAGGAAAAAAGAAGCTACTAAATTCTTATCTGATCTCAACTCAGGTTTTTTTGATGCGTTCGGTGAATTAACAGCTGCTGGCAAACAGGCTAAACAAAATGTAGAAACTCAACAGAAGTGGGATAAACGAAAGGAAGATAGAGAAGAAAAACGTTGGAAAGATGAGCTGGCTTCATTAAAAAAGCAAAAGATAACTGATAAAAAAGACCAGGAAAAACATGACAAAAAAATCCTAGCACTTCAAGAAAAACATGAGAAAAAACTCCTAGCTATGAAAGGAAAGAGTGTAGGTGGACAAAAGGTTAATGCTAAAAGAGAATCTATACAATCTGAATCTGAGAGAAGATTAGCAGCAAAAGCTGCAGCCCTCTCTCAAAGCACGGATGAGAAAATAGCGTCTAGTAGCTCTACTCTTTCACGTATTTTCGAGCAAGACCAAGTACATCATGCGCATCGTTCTATGATGTCGACGATATTAAACTTAGCACAGGCCAAACAAGCAATTCGACAGCATAAAGACTTTAAAGCTGGTCAGTTATTATTTGAAGGCATGCGTCACATGGCACACCAAAACTGGGTTGCTACTACTGGTGTACAAAAAGAATTAGTCAGAATCCATTCCGTATTAGTTAAAGATACTCCTGGCGCAAGTGGCCAGCAAGGACAACGTTTGGCTAGAATGTCAGACGAAAGAGCAGAACTACTTAAAAGGGAAGCCAGACTAGATGCTAAGGTTGGGGACCTCAGTGGTGAAACTGGCATTTATGGACTAGGCAGACATAAAGAATTCAGCACTATGACTGAACTCAATACTGAAATTGCTAAGGGTAACGAGAATGCCTTAGCTATTGAGAAAGAAATGATCGCGTACCGAAAGAAGACAGCACTTGAAGCGAGGGAGAACGTAAAGTGGGAAAAAGATCCAGAGTGGGACGGAAAGGACAGAGAAAATAGATGGAAGCTGGATGCGGCTGGCCATAGGATCCAAAAATATGCATTGATTAATAAATCAGCTCATATACCAGATCGTATAATACCACCATCAACGGATGGGTTGACTGGACTTGGTGGAGCTGATGGTGGTATAGTTGAAGCCATTAAACAGCACGCAATGACAGTTAATGAACAAAGTAACAAAAGAGTCCTTAGAAACCGACATGCTACCGAAAAATGGACAACCAACTTTTGGGAAAGGGTATGGGAAAAACCAGATGCTAAATCTTTTCTAATAGGAAATGTAAAAACCCAATACGGGATGAAGGGCGACCTTACTAAAGATGATGGAACTACAAGTAAGTTAATTTCTAAAATTACTAAAATAAATTCCGATCAATTTAAGCAAATGCAAGGCGATCCTGCGATTGCGAAGGAGTTCGCTAAAGAAAATAAAATAGATCCTGATAAATTTGTAAAAGGATTAGAAGACGGTTCTGTTTATATGACGGCTACTGGTAACATTCGTAGCAAGAAAGATATAAAATTACAAACTAAAGTAAATGAGATGCTATCGACTAAAGGCTCTGCCTATACACATGATACGCATGTGGAAAAGAAATTAGAGGAGTTAGTTACTTTATTTAGAGGTGAGGGTAGAAATCACGTTAGTGCTAGGGCAATGGGTGATAAGGATAGATCAGATCCTGGAATGCGTTGGTGGGCAGAGGACGAAGGCCATGCAGCGAGGTTTGGTAAGGTAAAGAGTAAACAAGTTGACATGGCCAACAAAAAAATGTTTAATATCACTCCTATTGCTAATATGGAGCAGGGTTTTGGTGATTTATTAAATCCAGATAAACATAAGGATATTGAAAGTTTAAATCACACATCTAACACTGCGAAAATGTTCCAAGAACTTTTAGGACTTGATGAAAAGAATGAAGACGGCAAACTGCATAGTTCACAAAGGGGACAACATTTACTTTATGGTGAGGGCGGTGATACTGTTATTAAATACCTTAAAGAACTAGGATATGACGGTTTGTCGTTAGGTGGACAATTCGGCGATACACATGCATTTTTCCCAGAAGAATCAGAAGATTTGCTTAAGCAAATCGCAGACAATACTGGAAAAGAAGTCGATATTAGTAATGCAGGCAGAAGACTTGACCTTAAACAAGATAGAGCGAATAGAGAAAAGAAACACGATTCGTTCGGTATGGCCGATAGTGCAAAAAATCTTCTAGGCAAAACAAATACAGGTTCAAAACTCACCAATATGTTGGGTGGTGCGATGAGTCTACTTGATAAAGCATTACTTGTTGGAGGTGGTAGTGGTGCAACAATCACTGGTGCGATGCTTTGGAAAAGACTTAAAAAAATGATGAAGAAACCTAAATTCCTAACTAAAATGGGTACTTGGTTAGCAAAAAGATTCGGTGCAGCGGGTATTATAGCAATGTTTAGTGGGCCAGTCGGATGGGTTCTAGGCGCATTGGCAATAGGGTATTCAATATACTCATTGTGGGAAATGCTTGATGAAATGGAAAAGGAGATTAACGAAGAAATCGCAGCAGAAGGCGAGGCTGAGGCAGCAGCGACTCCTAAGAATGCGAATATCACAGCTGCATTATTAACCCCTTATGTTGGAAACATGTCTAATCAAGTTGCAAGTTTAGGTAGAGGTCGTGGTTTTGGTATGTTTGGTCAAGGTTTTGGTCCTGGTGGTACAGGTGGTCCAGGTGGTCGTGGTATAATGTCAAGCACTGGAGGTGGTCGAGCAAAAGGAGCATTTCCTCCATTGCCTGCAGGCAGAATTACTATTGCACACAGAGGGAACTTGTCTAGGGAAGAATATAAAACATTGAGAGCACAAGTAGACTCTAGGAACGGCATAAATCAACCAGGAATTACGAGTGCGGATAGAACGGCAAGACGTAGTGCAGCTAGAAATGATATGTGGAAATCATTACATGAGCATCCTAAAAACTTTAAACCTATATCCAGAACTCCTAAGAATTCGCCAAATAGGGACTTACAAAATAAGTTCAACCAAGATAAAAATAATATGAGCGATACACAATTCGAATCATATTATGGTTTTCCAAAAAATGGTGGGATGTCCTCTTTAGGAATGCTGAATAATATTGCTTATAATAACTTATCAGGACAATCTGGAGGATCTGGTGGTGGTGGTAACCTTTCGATTGATAATAGTAATAATAATGTTATAACAACTAACTCTTCGACAGTGATATCGGCAACGACTGCTCATGCACCATCGACGCCTGCAGGAATGAATTTCTCTATGGTATAAAAAAAGGGAGTCATAAAGACTCCCTTTCGTTAGGTTATGTTTTTAATTTAACCGTCTGCTAACTTTGCGAAATATGACATAGTATCATCTTCCTCAGCACTAGCATTTGTAGAACTAGCAGAGTTTGTATCCCAAGGAATTTCGTCCTTTTGTCCACTAACATCTGCGACTGGTTCTGGTGTACTGATAGACTCGGCAGTGAAACTTGGTTTACCTGCAGAACCACCTGTGACGCGTAAAAACTTACTCTTTAACTCGTCATAACTCTTAAACTTATCTTCCGCAACTTCTGCGTCAAGAGAATACAAACTATTGTAAAGTTTTTCCATTGCATCTTCATCTTTCAACCACTGAGACGGTTGTTCGAAAGTAGATTTATCATACTTAACAAACCCATCTGCTTTACGTGCTTTCAATTTGAAATCAGAA